GGTGGTAATCCTATACTTCGAAGACTTGATAGTAGCTTTTGTGGATCGGATATGTTGTTAAGTGCTGCGCCTAAGTTAGCAGCTAGTCCGAGTCCAGCAGAAATACCGGACCCAATAGTTCTTGCAGTTGTACCGGCAGTTCTTGCAATTGATGCCGGATCAAAATTTGTTGGCATTCGACGTTCTCCTTGTCCATTATTTATTGACAAAATTAAGTGCATAGTTTATAATTTTACAACAAAGGATTCATAATGACCGTAAAAATCAATTATCTTAACAATAAAGACTTATTAGACGAAATACACAAATCAAAAAATACATATTCCAGCTATTCTAAACCAGAATATCACAGATATGATATAATTTTACCGCATGTTGACAAAATTAATATTCGAACAATCGCAGAAGCTAAACGTAACCAAGCGAAAAGACTTGGTCAAATAGAATATGAACGACGTAAAGCTGCCAAGGAAAAAGTAAAACAAGCCGACTGCGAAGTTGATTACAAAAAAATTCTGAAAACTGATTTGGTTTTTAGAATCATGACTTACGATCATATTCCATTAAATGCCACTAGAAAAAAGAATCCTAAAACAACTGCTGATGGCAGGGACAAAGTAAACTTTCCTCCATTCCAACACTGGAAATTTGACGAAAACGACATACTAGTGTGTGTAGGAAAAAGCCACTGGAAGGGCGATCTAGAAAAAGGAAAGTTCAGTAAGGATCATGGACAAATAACAAATACCCTAGCCCGAATGTATATTAAACTTTGCGAACGTTACGCCACACGAGGTAATGTTAGAGGTTATACATACAACGATGAAATGCGCGGACAGGCTATTTTACAACTAACACAGATAGGACTACAATTCGATGAGTCAAAGTCAGATAATCCTTTTGCTTATTTCACTGCTGCTGTTACTAATAGCTTCGTTCGAATAATCAATATTGAAAAAAGAAATCAAAGTATTAGAGACGACATACTGGAAATAAACGGAATGAATCCTAGTTATACTAGAACGGGGCAGGCAGAGTATGCTGCTGCTTCAAAGCGAAACGAGGGGTACGATGACTAACCTGTTTAAGAAAGCAGCGTGTTTCACTGACATACATTTTGGGTTAAAATCAAATAGCAGCATACACAATCAAGACTGCGAAGATTTTGTAGACTGGTATATTACTAAAGCAAAGGAGGAAGGCTGTGATACTGGAATTTTTCTCGGCGATTGGCATCATAATCGCAACAGTCTTAATATCACTACGATGGATTATAGCCTTAGAGCCCTTGAAAAACTGGGCCAAGCTTTTGATCAATTTTATTTTTTTCCTGGTAATCACGATCTTTATTACAAAGATAAACGGGATATACATAGTGTAGAATTTGGAAAGTACATTCCTGGTATTACAGTTGTACACAAACCAGTAACCATAGGTGATGTAACAATGTGTCCGTGGTTAGTAGGCGATGAATGGAAAACTATTGGCAAGTCAGGGGGCAAATACATCTTTGGCCACTTTGAATTGCCGACGTTTTTTATGAATGCCATGGTGCAGATGCCGGACCACGGAGACATTAAATTAAGCGATTTTCAAAACTATGAATTAGGATTCAGCGGACATTTTCATAAACGTCAGCAACAAAAGAATATGATTTATATTGGCAATGCATTCCCGCACAATTACGCAGATAACTGGGACGACGATCGTGGAATGATGGTACTTGAATGGGGTAAGCAACCTGAATACCATACATGGCCAGGGCAACCTACATTTAGAACTACTAAGCTTAGTGACTTGATTGATCGTGCAGAAGATATTATACTACCTAAAGCACATCTTCGTGTTAGCTTAGACATTGACATCAGCTACGAAGAAGCTAGTTTTATTAAAGAAAAATTTATGGGCGATTATGACATTAGAGAACTTACTCTAATTCCCGAAAAGAAAGAAATTGAAATCAATACCAATATTGATATTCGAGCATTTGAATCAGTAGATCAAATAGTGTCCAGTCAACTAGTAAACATAGAAAGCGAGACATATGATTCAAAAGTTTTACTATCAATCTACAATAATCTATGATTAAAATAAAAAATCTAACTGTTAAAAATTTTATGAGTGTGGGTAATCAAACCCAAGCTGTAGATTTTGAACGAGAGCAATTAACACTTGTACTAGGCGAAAATCTAGACATGGGCGGCGACGATGGTGGCAGTCGCAACGGAACTGGTAAAACTACTATTGTCAACGCCTTAAGCTATGCATTATTTGGTCAAGCATTGACAAATATTAAAAAAGACAATCTAATTAATAAAATTAACAATAAGAATATGTTAGTTACCCTGTCTTTTGAAAAAGATGGAATAGATTATAGGATTGAACGAGGACGTAAACCTAATATCTTAAAGTTTTATATCAACGATGTAGAACAAGAAGGCGATGAAACCGACGACGCTCAAGGAGATATGCGCGAAACGCAAAAAGATTTAGACGATCTTTTAGGTATGAGTCACGATATGTTTAAACATATTGTAGCTCTTAATACCTACACTGAGCCGTTTTTAAGTATGCGAGCTAATGATCAGAGATCAATTATTGAGCAACTATTAGGTATAACTCTTCTAAGTGAAAAAGCAGAGTCGCTAAAAGAACAGATACGAGAAACTAAAGAACAAGTGCAGCAAGAAAACGCAAACATTGAAGCTGCAAAAAAGTCAAACGAAAAAATTGAACAAAGCATTGCTGGGTTAGAGACTAGAAAGTCAGCTTGGCATAATCAAAGAGAGATTGATTGTCTTAAACTAGCTGAAAAAATTGTTGAACTACAGTCAGTTGATATAGAAAAAGAACTAGAGCAACATGCAAAATTAAAAAGTTATGACGAACTGGCAGCAAAAATAAAAAGTTTAAACAAAGAAAAGGCTACGCTAGAAACTGCAATTATACAGGCAGATAAGACTGTTAAAAAATATGAAAAAGAAGTAGAAAAACTTAAAGATCATAAATGTCCATCATGCGAACAAATGCTGCAAGATCACAAGCATGACGAAATGAAAATTTTAGCAGAAAAAAATCTAGAAGATGCGTGTACTTACTTAGAAAGTGTATCTAACAATTATGCACAGACTGTAAAAGAACTTGAAGAGATAGGTGATATTAACGGCAGACCTTCAACTTTTTACGATACTATTGAAGAAGCACTTAAACATCAAAACAATCTTGAAAGTTTAATAGAATCTTTAGGTAAAAGACAACAGGAGACTGATCCCTATACTGAACAAATTGAAGATTTAAAAAATACTGCCTTACAAGAAATTACTTGGGATCAAATAAACGTCTTGAATAATCTTAAAGAGCACCAAGAGTTTCTGTTAAAATTACTGACTAACAAAGATTCTTTTATTCGTAAAAAAATTATAGATCAGAATTTAGCTTATCTAAACAACAGGTTGTCGTTCTACTTAGACAAAATGGGCTTACCGCATCAAGTAACATTCTTAAATGACTTAAATGTAGAAATTACACAACTAGGTCAAGATTTAGATTTTGATAATTTAAGTAGAGGCGAACGAAATAGACTTATACTAGGCCTAAGTTGGAGCTTCCGAGATGTATGGGAAAGCTTATATCAGAATATTAATCTGTTATTTGTTGATGAACTTATTGACAACGGTCTAGATGCAATAGGTGTTGAAAATGCTCTTGGCGTCTTAAAGAAGATGGCTAGGGAACGTAATAAAAACATCTATCTAATCAGTCATAAGGATGAGTTAGTAGGGCGTGTAAACAATGTTTTAAAAGTTATTAAAGAAAACGGGTTCACATCTTATTCTTCAGATTTAGAGATTTTAAATGACTAGTGATATTCACGAACAAATAATTAGAACCTTTATAAAATATTTTGAGGCGAATCAGCGTTGGGAAACTAAACAGACGCATACTTCAGGCATTGAAGCTAGGGCACTGCTATCTGAAATTAGAAGATTAGCTACAATTAGACGAGTAGAAATAGGCGAAGTAAGAAAAAACAAACCAAAAATTAAATCACCAAAATACAAACAATCACTTTTACAGGACAAACAAGACGACGAGGCATAAACAAGTTGATGTCATGGTATTATCAAAATCAACTTGTTACAGAATTGCCTGAAGACTGTGTGGGATTCGTGTATCTTATCACTAATACAGCTACAGGCAGAAAATATATAGGCAAAAAACTGGCAAAATTCAGTAAAACTAGCTATAAAACAGTAACACTTAAAAACGGTACTAAAAAAAAGAAACGCATTAAGTCAAAAATAGACTCCGATTGGCAAAAATACTATGGCTCAAACGACAGGCTCAATCAAGATGTTACAACATTAGGTCCTGATCGCTTTCTCAGAGAAATTCTCTTTTACTGTAAAAGCAAGTCAGAATGTAGTTATATTGAAGCAAGAGAACAATTTGATCGTAGAGTTCTCGAAACTGACGACTACTATAATGGCATAATCAATGTACGTGTAGGCAGTTCACCATCGCTTAGACAGGCTCTTCTAGAACACAATTTAAAATCATCTAACACTTAAGGTTAGCGGGCCAGTTTGTAATACCGCTGTGGAAAAACCGACGTAAGAAATCGGACACGTAACATATTGATGCACTCCCGTGGAGTTAATCCACTATCCTGAAAAATTGGAAGCGAGTCAGAGGGTTCGAACCATATGCCCAACGCATTGATATAGTATGAATGTTAGCATACGAAAAACCGTGCTATAAAAACTTAGACACTAGGAACGAGGTCTAAGGCGCTTTTTAAGCGTATCGACGTAGGTTGGGAAAGGTCAGAGCCCATTAGTACACGGTAAAAACACCTACTTCCACGTATGGCTGGGGCAACTCACATGAAAATTGGAACCTGTAGGAGGTTCCGTTTGACCTAAACAATCTACATGAATTTTAAACAGTTATCACATACGTGATAACTTCTAATTATATCATTAAATAAAGAAAAGCTCGAGCGTTAGCGAAGAGCAGATGAACGCAGTTCATCTTAAATCATTCTAAATAAATAAAATATCATGAGAATTTCTGATCTTATCGCTGAAGCTGGTCCTACTAGTTATGTACCCGCTAGTCCTGGAAGCCCTATTGTGGTGCCTACTCCACTAACACCACCAGCTACACCTACACCAAGTCCTAGTGCGCCTGCACCAACACCTTCAGGTCCTGATCCTGATAAAAGAGCAGAACGTCGTAGTAAGGTAGAGCGAGGTAGAAAAATACAGAGAAAAATACAGTCAGGTAAAAATTATCTAATTGATCTAATTCAAGAACGTAGGAACGAGCCTGCATACAATAAGCTGGGCAGAGCTAGTTTTCTAAAACTTGGCGGTGCTACGACACGTATTCTAAGACTGATAGGCTACGCAGATCTTGCTACTGGTTATTGGACAGACATTGCTATTGTAGAAAAGGAACTAGCTCGACAAGTTGCTGCTGGTGAAATTACCAAAGAGCAGGCCAATGAAGACTACAACGAAACTCGTAAACAGCTATTAGCCACAATCGTAACTATCATTGCTGCCAGTTCCTTTATCAAGTATGCTCTACGCACAGCCATGGGTTTAAGATGGCTAGTTCGTGCGTTTGGTCTAGTAGAAACTGCTGCCACTGGCGGTCTCGGAATTGGATTATTAATTGCTTCTGAAATTGCTATGACTTATTTTATGACTTGGGCCACCAGTGATGAAGGCAAGAAAACTATAGCAGAGATTATCACCTATCCAATCATTGGAGATATTAAAGCCAGCGATGCAATTGGCTTCCTAGCAACTGCACCAATTGACAAAGTCAAATCACTATTCAGTACATGGACTAAGAGTGATGCAAAGCCTAACAAGCCT